TTGCTAAATAGTTACTTTTCATCTATTTGTTTTTTTGGTTCGTAAGTAATTAATTCTAATTCTTTAACCCAAGCAAATTGATTGTTGCATTGTTCTATTTCTTGAATTGAAATAATCCAATTATTATTATTGTCTTGAATAGGGTTAAAATATACATCAACCATAAATTCTTGCCCTACTAATTCGTCTTTTTGTTCTTCTGTTAAAAGTCCTACTTGTATCATACTTGACGTCCTAAAGTTGTTTGAAAAGTTTGTATTCTATTATATAATAAAGTACATTCTGCTTGTGTTAAACCTGTTCCAATGTGTGCAAACGCTAAATTTCTTGTTGAAAAAGTTGCAGCTACACCTATATTATTTTTTGCTGAAATATAAATTGGAAAAGATGAAAAAGCAATTTCAGAACTTACTTGACTATTTGTTGCTCCATTTTGTGCAGTTATATTATTTGCTGAATTAATTCTACTTGAAATAAAATTTATTGCACTTGTTGTAGGTGTTGGACTAACAATAATACTACCTGAACTTGTGTTGTGATAAATGTTGGTGTTTGTACTATTTCTTAATGCAATTTCTAAATTTGTGTTAAAAGCACTGCCCCTTGTTCCTAAAAGTATTCCAACTTCTAAATTGTTTATTCTTGAATAAACTGAAACTGAACTATTGCCTGAAGTAAAATGTGTTAAAGGCACTAAAAAAGTATCTGCGTACGCAGTTGTTCCATTTGGTGTTACTCCATTGTTAGAAAAAGTCCAACCGCCTACAAAATTTAATCTAAATGCTCCGTTTGTGTCAGCAGGGTTTTTTAAATTATATTTGCAAGTCGTTGCAGTACCACCAACAAACGGATAAACAGCTAACATTTTAGTCCAAAGTAAATCAGTTTTTAAACCTTTTACAAGAACATCTAAAGCCCCTTGTTGTGTTGCGTCAGTTATTCCTGTTGCAGTAATAAATGCTTGTGCGTCCGTGTCTGTTGATATCCCTACTATATCAGTTACACCTGCATAAGATAACGAGTGCGATTTTCCCCAACCAATAGCGTTGTTTGCTCCTTGTCCCCAACCAATCGTGTTGTTAGCTGCTCCGTCACCCCAACCGTTACTATTTGCCATTTTCTAATTTCTTTAAATAAGTTTTTAACTTAACTATGTTTACTTCTTTTGGTTTGTATGTTTTTAAATGTACCATCCTGTATAATTATTGTTTGTGTCAGGAAACATATCGCTATTACTATTCGTTGAGTATTCTGGAAACAAATTATTATTATTACTTATGTAGTCAATAAAACGTTGTGTGTAGTGTTGTGCTATTTGTGTTTCTTTTTCAATTAAGAAATCTATTTCGCTTTTTTCTACGCTTGTACTATTTTCGGAATTGTGTTTATAAACTCCTTTGTTTGAAATCGTGTAAGCTGCGAACGGCAAATAATACTTCATTGCCAAATGAATAAGCATTGGCTTTAAATAAGTCGTTGTAAGCGTTAAATAATTACCCGACAACGTATTTGCTATGATGTCCGCTTTTATCTTGTTTAGGAGCTTCGTACCCGTGTAATTTTGCAAGTCTGTGTCCTGTGCAATCTTTATATATTGTATAAAATTGTCCGTGTCAACGTTACCGTTTAACGAAGTGTACTTTGTTAAATCTAATCGTGTTATTAAAAGTGCTTCTGCCATTATCGTGTAATTTGTCTTTTCGTTTGTGGGTTACTTGGTAAAAAACCGTGATTAGGCATTTCAACAGGACGCTTTGCAACAAGTTCAGAATTTACAACTTTGTAACCAAATTTTTCGGCTTTTGCTTGTGCTAATTTCTTTGTGTTTTCTGTTATGTTTAATCCTGTTCCTTCAAAAACTGCATAAACTTGTTTATTCCAACGGTGGTAACAATTGCCACCGCCTTTATAAAGAAACCTATCAAAAGTCAAAGCACCTTTTGCACCCCAACCAATTGTTTTTCCATCTTTGTTTGTATAGCCGTCACCTAAATATGTATTACTCATTACTTGAATATCTTCTTTTCTATAGATTTTATTTGCTGTAATCATTTGACTACAAAAAATTCTTGTATCTGAAGCAATAGCGCCAACGTATTTATAACGTACAACAAATTTTACTCCGTCAATTACTTTGTCTTGTTTACTTGTTATGTTTGGTCTTGCGTCACCTGTTGAAACCAAGTTAACAATTTTGTTTAATAAACTTTGTTTAGGTTCTTTACTTAATAACTCATTTTCTTTGTCATCGTTTTCGTAGTCAACTTCCTTTTCATCTATTAAAACCCAATTGTCTTGCGGTTCTTCGCCTAAATCAATTAACGGGTTTGTGTGTGCGCTTAATTCTGTTCCTGTTTCTTCAGCAACTTGTTCTGCGTTTTGCGTGTTTTCCAAGTCCGTAAATTCAAGTGGTTGTAAAGTCTTAAAAAATAATTTTAAAGCAACTCCGTTAAACGCTAATATGCTATCAAAAGCGTCTAATAATTCTTCTTGGAATGGTCGTATAACCATATTGTCAAAAAGTATACTTGAATTTTTTAATTCTTCTGCGTTTGAACTAAACCCGTTTGTTGAAGCAACTCCAAAAAGTAAAGGTGAAGTAACGTTGTGTCCTAACATTATTTTACGTAAACATTCTTCGCTTAAATACGTGTAGTGTTCTGGAGCATCGTTTAACGGAATGTCTTCAACTGTTGTTTTGCTTTCAGCGTTGTTGTTAAAAGCTACTATAACTTTTTGTCCCCTACTTCCTGTTAACTTGTCAAGTACTTTATTTGAAATTATTTGTTGCTGTTCGTCTGTTGGAACACCGTTATTAAAGTTTACAACTTTAGTTCCGCTAAATCCGTTTTGTACTTCGTTAATTAAGTAGTCTGCAATTTCTTCTTCTAAAATGCAATATGGAAGACAACCCGCATAGTCACTGTATGAATAATATTTCATTCCAACCGAATATGGTTTAGAAAATAATATTTCTATTTTTTCTTTTGAATATCCAAAAGCACTAAATCTAATTGGTGCAAACTTTTTAGTATCGTCCCAATTGTCCGAATAGTAGTAACCTGTTATTTGTCCGTCTTTGTCGCATTTTTCAGCTCGTAATAAATTAACAGGAATATGATATGCTTTTAATATTTTGTCGTGCTTGTCGTTGTAGTGTACTTGAATAGCAAATTGTCCAAACATTTTCCTATCCAAAACCATTTTTCTAACATCTTCTTTGTGAAATAAAGACATCATTTGCGCGTACTCGTTCGGCTTTTTATTAGCGTCTAATGCACTTAAACCTTTTCCGTAAATTAATCGCGCTACGTTGTTTATAATAGCGTTATTCGTTGTTGAATTGCTATATCGTTCAATTAAGAATTGAAAATATTGGTCGCCGTCTTCAGTTAAAAAGTCCACCCAATTTTCTCGGTTTGTTTCCGAAACTACAGGTGACGTATAAGCCGACAAATTAAGTACGTGTAAGTTATTCATAAACTATAAAATCATTTGTTGTTGAATTAGAAACATACTGATTATTGTTAACCGAAAATGTAACTAAAGGTTGTGCTGTGCAAAATATTCTATCCTTGTAAATTACGTCGTTGTTTGGGTTTTTTAATTCTAAAGTATAAAAATGTCCTTCTATTAAACTAAACGTGTGTGCGATTGTATTTACATAGTCCCCGAAACCCCCAAAAAATGCTTGTGTTGAAACAGGCGTGTTTGTTTGTTCATCTGTTATTATCATTGTTGCAGCTATTTCGTTAACTGCATTTCCTAAAACTCGCGGAATATAACTAAACGTTTGTTGACTTCCTGAAGGTGTTAATACTATCATATAGTTATAATTAAATATTCGTGTTTTTGTTCTTTTTTTAAGACAAAAAAAAAGCCGAACTTACGAACGGCTTTAAAAATAATTTTTTAAGTATTAAGTAGTAATAATATTTGCAGTTGTCAAACCTGTAAATACTTTTGTTGCACCTACTAAATCTGAATCAGCAAAAGGTGAAGCAACGTTTAAATGATTTGCAGGAATTGCTTCTTGTCCTACAAGTGTAATTGTGTAACCGTTTAAGTCACCCATTGCAGTACCGTTTGAAATAGTTCCCGTTGTTACGTCTAAACCGTGCTCTAAACCTGCTAAAAAGAAATTTCCTGCGTTGGTTTTAATTACTACGTGTGGTCTACCCCAAGCAAGTAATTTTATTTGTTTTGTAGTTGTTGCATCTAAACCTTTAATTGTAAAAGTTAAAGTTTGCTCTACAAATGTAGTTCCGTTTTCACGTGAACTTGTAAATGTTTGCTCGAAACTATTTGCGCCTTTTAAGTCGTACTTAAATAAACTCATAGTCCCTGCAATAGTTAAAATCTTATCGGAAGCATCTGTAGCTCCGTAAGTAATTGCGCCTAAATCTCCGTAGTTAATAAAGTAAATTGACTTTATACCGCCTACAAACTCTT